AAGCCCAAAAGTAGCGGCACATCTGCAGCCGCCAAGAGAGTCCGCACATCTCCTGCATCTGCAAGAGGTAGGCGAGTGGTGCGCAAGAATGCCGGTGGCTTTGTTGCCAAAAGAGCTAGGATGGCAGGCGTGACATGAGCCTACAAGATTGGTTTGGCAAAGGCCCGAAGGGCGACTGGGTAGATATTGGAGCACCGAAGAAAGACGGTAAGTTTCAAGCCTGCGGGCGTGCCAAAGTAAAAGGATCAAAGCGCAAGTACCCTAAGTGTGTGCCTAGGGCAAAAGCAAAACAAATGACCGAGGCTGAGCGACGTAGCGCAGTGCGTCGAAAGCGTGCCAAGCCACAAGGTGTAGGCGGTAAGCCTACTAATGTAAAAACATTTACTTCACCAGCCTCTGCGAAAGGACGCAAAGTGGTAAGAAAGGCCAATGGTGGTGAGGCCATACGCAATCATAGAGGGTGTGGCGCCGTTATGTCTGATCGTCGCAAGAAAACAAGGTATTCGTAATGTTTAAACGTTATGCCGAAGAGTTTTCAAATGGTGGCGCGGTGCGTAAACGCAAGCGCGATAAAATGCCAAAGCGTAATAAGAAGAATTTTCGCCCTACAAAAGAAGGCGCGGGGATGACAGAAGCGGGTGTAAAAGCGTATCGTAAGGCCAATCCTGGTAGTAAACTCCAGACGGCGGTAACGGAGGACAAGCCCACAGGTAAACGTGCAAAGCGCAGGAAGTCTTTCTGCGCTCGATCTGCTGGGCAAATGAAAAAGTTTCCAAAGGCAGCGAAAGATCCTAACTCAAGGCTACGGCAAGCTAGACGCAGGTGGAAGTGTTAATATGTCATCTAAAGAGTCCACAAAAGAATTAAGAGAGCTATCGAAGCAAAGAACTAAAGAAGTTCTTAATCAACCTGGCTCAACGCAAAGATTTGCTCCTAGTCCTCTAGCGACAATAAACCCTGCCTTTGCAAGAACTACAAGCTTTCTTCCTCCTAGCATGGCTAATCCATTTGCTGGGAGCATGCAACAACAGCGTGCTCGCGGCGCCAACTACTTAAATTACGAAACAATGGCGCCAAACGTTGGCGGGCCACTCCTTCAGCCTCAACCGCCAGCAGACTACGTCCCAGCCGGAACGCAACCACAGGTTATTCGAGTCAACCCTGACGGTACTCCAACTGGAGATGAAGATGATGTCGACCTATCTGATCCAGATAGGTTCATAATAAATCAACAAGAATTTTTGGATGAGATAAACGAAGAAAGAGCCGACAAAGGCCTTCCACCTTTCAATACTTTTCAAGAATACATAAACGATCAGATAGACGTTTCTGTGCCAGGGTATATAGGTATGGCCGATGGCGG